CAGTTCGGTGCGCAGATGTTCGGCATACCGGGGCTGACCAAAGAGAGCCATCCTGACCTACGGCAGTCTGCAAAGTCGGCTCTGCTGGGCTGTGGCTACGGGCTGGGGTGGGCATCGTTCGCCGCGCAGTTACTGACAGGGTTTCTTGGTGCGCCTCCAACCCGATACGACAAAGCCTTTGCCAAGCAGTTGGGTGTGGGTGCTGAGTTTGTTAATGAGTTTGTGTCGTACCAGCCGTTTATTGAGCGCATGCGTACGATTCCCCATACCTGCACAGAACCTGAACTGACTGTGCATTGTGTATCGGCAAAAAAGATTATTGATAAATACCGTGATGCCGCACAGCCTGTTAAAACATTCTGGGAAATGTGCGATGCGCTGATCAAGCGCAGTCTGTACGAAGGTATAACGTACACGCACAAATGCTTGGTGTTTACAAAAGAAAAAGTTATCTTGCCAAGCGGGTTAGCTTTGCGTTATCCTATGTTGACTGCAAAGCCTGATGAAAAAATGCGTATTCAATGGGCTTACGGTGAAGATCATTTGAATCGTAAGAAGCTGTACGGCGGGAAGCTGACTGAAAACATCGTTCAGGCGGTGGCTCGCTGCGTCATGACCGACGGCATGCTGCGGATACAAAAACGTTATCCCTGTGTGCTGACCGTTCATGATGAGGTGGTGGCGCTAGTTCCTGAGTTGGAGGCTGAAGAAGCTGAAAACTTGGGTCTTAGCGCAAATGACTATGGTTCCCAAATACATGCCGGGGATTCCATTAGCCGCAGACATAGGGCATGCGCAACGATATGGAGATGCAAAGTGAAGATACCCAAAAGCATTAAGGTCGGTAAAAAGAAATACAGTGTGCATCAAGTTAAGCACATGGATAAAAAAGGCATCATGGGTGCGGTCAATTACAACGCCAGTTGTATTTTCTTAGCCACTCACAGCAACGTGCGTGGTGTACGATTTAAGAAAGAAGAAATGGCTGACACGTTCTGGCATGAGCTAACTCACGCCATCTTGAAAGATATGGGCAGCAAGCTGGAATCAGATGAAAAGTTTGTGTCTGGTTTCTCTGACCGCCTAACCAAAGCTATTCTTTCTGCGAGGTTCGATTGAAAGTTAAATGGTCTCACTCATCGTTGAAAGACTTTGAGGGTTGCGCTCGCCGCTATCACGAAGTAAAGCTGCTAAAGAAATACCCCACACCTGAAACAGAGCAGATCAAGTACGGCAAAGAACTGCACAAGGCAGCGGAGGATTACGTGCGGGATGGCACACCAATACCTGAACAGTTTGCGTTTGTTAAGCCAACGATTGATGCGCTGATGACAAAATCTGGTCGGCGCTATCCTGAGTTTGAAATGGCGCTGACTGAGAACTTAACACCCTGTGGCTTTAAAGACGATGCCGTTTGGGTACGAGGTATTGCTGACTTGTTAATCATAGACGATGACAACCTAACAGCGTGGGTGGTGGACTACAAGACGGGCAACAACAAATACCCTGACGTGGGGCAGTTGGAGTTGATGTCGCTCATGGTGTTTGCCAACTTCCCGCACATCCGTCAGGTCAACTCAGCGCTTCTCTTCGTGGTTAAAGAAACTATGGTGAAGGCCAAGATGATGGTGGAAGAAGCCCCCGCTGCATGGCAAAGATACAGAGAACGTGTTGCCAAGTTAGCGGCGTGTCACGACAATGATGTATGGAACCCCAATCAGACTCCGCTGTGTGGTTGGTGTCCGGTTCGCAGTTGTGAGTTCAACCCAAAGCATTAGGAGAAACAAATGGCACGGGATTACAAAAAGGAATACAAGCGTGATCGTGAGCTTGGCAAAGATGGCCCCGGTAGCGATCAGGGTGAGCGTCAGAAAGCTCGTCGCCTGTACGACAAGATGGGCATAGATCGCAAGGGCAAAGACATTGATCACATCAAGCCGCTGCGCAAAGGTGGCACGTCAGCTAAAGGCAACCTACGCTTACGCAGTAAGAAAGCAAACCAAGGAGACAACAAGTGACATCCATTTCACCGCAGGAACTTGCAAACCTGTGGTACTTGAAGTTTGGTGACGGTTGGATTGTTCGCACTGATTTACCGCAAGAATGGAAAGACATCGGCAGAGAACTGATGCGAAACAATCTTGCTGATTACGAAATGATTAACTACTCTACGCGCTTTTCCCCGGTTGAAATCATAAAGTTAAAAGAGACATGCAGATAATTGAAAACAAAGCGCTACTACTGCGCACACGCAATCCCGACAAGTACAGCATCATCCCCAAGTCAAAGATTGTTAACGAGCTTGATGATGGTATTTTTGAAGTAGCAGTTAAGTGGGGGCTGGATGAAGTACGAGTACTTAAAAACCTTGGCGTTAAGAACGTTCCATCGCCAATCACAGCACGATACGAATGGCCCGGACGATTCAAGCCTATGGCGCATCAGATCGAAACGTCGGCGTTTCTTACGCTACATCGTCGCGCCTTCGTTTTCTCAGAGCCGGGAACGGGTAAAACTCTTTCGGCGCTATGGGCGGCTGATTACTTGATGCAGACCAATCAGGTGCGGCGCTGCTTAATTTTGTGCCCCATCTCCATCATGCACTCAGCGTGGATGCAAGACCTTCAGAACAGTATCATTCACCGCTCTGCGATTATTGCGCACCATCAACAGGCCATACGGCGCATTGAGATGGTTCAGGGCGACTATGAATTTGTTATAACCAACTACGATGGTCTGAATCTTATTGCCGATGAGGTCATCAATGACGGGCGGTTTGACCTGATCATCGCTGACGAAGCCAACGCATATAAAAACGTCACCACTAAACGCTGGAAGTCCCTGCATAAAATCCTTGGCCCCAACACGTTGCTGTGGATGATGACTGGTACACCAGCATCGCAATCTCCCCTTGATGCGTACGGTCTGGCAAAGCTGGTAAACCCTGTCGCCGTGCCTAAATTTTACACAGCGTGGCGCGATGCGACGATGAACAAGATCAGCATGTTTAAGTGGGTGCCAAAGCTGGATGCACAGGAAAAGATTCATGCTGCGCTGCAACCAGCAATACGGTTCACCAAAGAGCAGTGCCTTGACCTACCGCCTGTAATTACCGAGACACGCGAGGTTCCGCTGACACCGCAACAGAAGAAGTACTACAACATGCTCAAGGAGCAGATGCTGGTCAGGGCCGCGGGAGAGACGATCACTGCCATCAATGCAGCCGCTGAAGTCAACAAGTTGTTGCAGATAAGCGCAGGTGCGGCGTACACGGACAACGCAGAGGTGGTGACATTCGACTGCTCCCCCCGGCTAAACGTCCTGATGGAGGCGCTGGAGGAGACAGATCGGAAGGTGCTGGTGTTTGCCCCCTACCGCCACAGCATCGACACCATCTACGAATATCTTACTATCAACAACTTTAAGGTAGAAGTTATTCACGGAGACGTAGCCGCAACCAAGCGGACGCGAATCTTCAAACAGTTCCAAGAAGAAGCCGAACCCCGTGTGCTGGTGATCCAACCCCAAGCCGCCGCGCATGGCGTGACGCTGACTGCCGCTGACACGGTGGTGTTTTGGGGGCCGGTCATGTCTACGGAAACCTACATACAGTGCTGTGCGCGCTCTGACCGCAAGGGGCAGGACAGCGACAAGGTGACGGTCATACACATTCAAGGGAGTGAAATCGAGCGCAAGATGTTTAAGCGCTTAGCTGAGCGGGTGGAGGACAACAATATGTTGGTCAGACTGTACGAGGAGTTGCTTGACGAGAAGTAAAATGTTGTACATAATTGTCAAAAATTAGATAGGAGATACACAGATGGAAGACCAAGTACCCCTCGATAAGCTTGCAAAGGTTTATCGAAAGATCCGGGATCGGATCAGTAAGTTGACCCAAGAGTACGAGACGGAAGTCGAGACGCTCAAGGAGCAACAGCAGGAAATAGCCAACGCTATGAAGGACATCCTTGTGTCCACCGGACAGAAGAGCGCCAACACAGCCGAAGGCACAATCATTCTCGGGCAGAAAACCCGCTACTTCACCAATGACTGGGACAGTTTCAAGAAGTTCGTCCTTGACCATGAAGTGCTCGACCTGTTTGAGAAGCGCATCTCCCAAGGAAATATGAAGCAGTTCCTTGAAGAAAACCCCGGCGTAGTCCCACCGGGCCTTAACTCGGACAGCGAATTGACTATTACTGTCCGCAAACCATCGAAGTGAAGGAGTAGTCCATGTCAAACGTAGCCGTGTTTAACCCCTCGCAAGTCCCGGCGTTTGCGAAAAAGGGCGAGTTGTCAGCCGTAGCGAAAGCCCTCGCGGGCGATGGTACCGGTGGTACCAAGCGTATCTCCATCAAGGGAGGCGTCTTCCGTCTGGTGGCTGGTGGTAAGCAAGTCGCCTCAATCGAAGAGCGCTACCTAGATGTAGTGATTGTCAACGCCGCACCCAAGATTAGCCGTACGTACTACGGCAGTGCGTATGACCCCGAGAACCCAGCGCCTCCCGACTGCTGGTCGCCTGATGGTGAGCGTCCTGACTTCTCGATTGCCACCCCTCAGTCGGACACCTGTGCCTCCTGCCCACAAAACGTCAAGGGTTCAGGTAATGGCGATGCCCGTGCTTGCCGCTTCTCCCAGCGACTAGCCGTAGTGCTTGCCAACGACATCGAGGGCGATGTGCTCCAGTTGACCCTGCCTGCCACCAGCATCTTTGGTAAAGAGAGTGGCGATGATCGTCCGCTCCAAGCCTACAGCCGCTGGCTGGTCGCTCAAGGTATCGGCCCCGATATGGTCGTTACCCGCATGAAGTTTGATACAAAGGCCGAGTCGCCCAAGCTGTTCTTCAAGCCCATGCGCTGGCTCACGGATGACGAGCACGAGACTTGCGCCAAGCAAGGACAGACTGAAGTTGCCACTCGCGCCATCACCATGACGGTCGCACAGGCAGACGGCGTTGAGGTTAAGCCCATCGCCATTGAAGGTAAGCCCCCGAAAGCCAAGGCCAAGCCCAAGGCTGAAGAGGCTGAGAGTGACGAAGTAGAAGAGCCGGAGGTCCGTAAGGAGAAAGAAGCCCCCGCCCCAGCCAAGAAGAATAAGTTATCTTCTGTAGTAGCTGACTGGGATACCGACGACTAACTACTTCGGGGGGAAAGCGGTCTCCTCATTTGAGGTCCGGTCAATGAACACACCGGTTGCAAGGACTGCAAGTACCCCCACCCATACCTATGCCCTATTCAGACAAAATCAAACAAGCAGTCGGCGAAGCGCCTCCCGGTCTCGGTACGGAGTTGGGACGTTGGGCGGTTCTTCGGGACATTTCAATGCAAAAAATCGCAATGATTACTGGCGCCACTAGGCAGACTGTATACAACTGGTTTACAGGAACGACTGCCGTTACTCCTGCGTATCAGGAGAAAGTGACCGAAGTTATCGATGTGCTACGTCAAACGAGTCAATCGGATGACGCATGGAGGATTCTATGTACGAAATTCAACCTACGTCATTGACCCATGACGAATTGCTACGCGCCTGCAACAACGTCCTGTCAGGCGAGACGTTACCGCTGATGTACCAAAGGGAGCTTGTCAAACGCTTTGAGTCTTTGCTCAACGAAATAGACGATCTACGTGACGAACTAGAAGCCAAATAACACTGAGGGGATCATATGCAACCGCTTGAGTTTCTAGCGGCGGTGCTTCCTTCTTCCGGTGTTTATTGCGCCGCTGAGTTTACGTCACCGAAGAAAGAGCACGTTTACGTCGATACTGTCGACGAGTTGTTGGTAGCCGCCAACAAGATGGCATCCGCTAGTAAGGACGCTTATTTTGGTTTGGCTGCATATAAGGAGAAAGGAACACGAGTAGCGGACAACGCCCGCGTCATGAAGTCGCTGTTTTTGGACTTAGACATTGGCGAGAGCACGAGCAAAAGCAAGAAGTACAGCACCAAGAATGAGGCCGCTGAAGGCTTCAAGAACTTCATGGTGCAGACCGGCATGGGTCAGTTGGGTCAGCCGTTCATCATCAACTCAGGTGGTGGCTTCCATATCTACTGGCCCTTCGATGAGGAAATTCCTATCGAGCAGTGGAAACCGATAGGGGAAAACTTCAAGCGCCTGTGCCATCAGGAAGGCTTGATTATCGACATGAACGTGCCCGCAGATGCGGCACGGGTACTGCGCGTACCGGGAACCTTCAACTTTAAGGAGGAGACCCCACGCCCTGTCGAGATACTACAGGTAGGCGATACGTTCACCTCGTTCCAACTGGACTCGTTCATCAAGTCCAACCTCAAGGCGCCCACCTACGAAGCCACCATAGCAAGCCTCCCCGGCAAGAAGCCCAAAGCCGCCAACTCGACAATCACCAAGTTGTTGCAGGAAACCAGTTCTACCTCCTTCAAACAAATTGTCAGTAGAACGAAAGAGGGTACGGGGTGCGGTCAACTCGCCTACTACATTGAGAACGCCGAGAGCGATGGCATGGAGCCGTTGTGGCGGGGGATGCTGTCCCTAGCGCAGAAGTGCAAGGACGGGGAGAAAGCGGTCATATGGCTGTCCCAACTCCACCCCTACGAACCCGAGCGCATGAACCAGAAACTGCGCGAGATCAAAGGCCCCGATGGGTGCTTGAAGTTTGATTCCGAGAACCCCGGCATCTGCACCGAGTGCCCACACTGGGGCAAGATCACCAACCCGCTAGCCCTTGGTCGGCAGTTTGAGACCGAGAACCAAGCCAAGGAAATCGAGATCCCTCAAGCCACGGAGGACGCACCTGAACCAGTCAAGGTCAACCGCCCACCAGCGCCCAAAGGTTTCTCGTATGGGAAGAACGGCGCCATCTTCAGGGATCAGAAAGTCGAGGATGCCGATGGCGGGACGCAGACTAAGCAAGTCATAGTCCTTCCCTACAGTTTGTTTGTAGTAAATATCCTGCACCACGAGGGTCAGCATATCGTCCACATGTTGGCGCTAAGACCCGAGGGAGCGAGCGAAGTCACCCTTAACCAACGAGCAGTTGTCTCCAAGGACGAGACGCTCAAGACGCTGGCGGAGCAGAACATTCTTGCCTTCGGTGGGTGGAACGACAAGAACCTGTTTGAGTACGTCCGGGCGTGTGTGGAGGAGGCATCGCTGGCGCAGAGGGCGACCAAGGTGCCCGACAACTACGGCTGGCAGACCGATGACCGGTTCGTGTTTAACGAGCGGATCTACGAGGCCAATGAGATCCCCCGGCACGTGCCAATGAAGCCGCTCTCCAACCTCAACCGGGTCTGCGCTCCGATGGGCGACATACAGAACTGGCGCAAGGTCATCAACATGCTGACCGCCAAGGGACTGCACGAGATACTGGCGCTCTCCTTGGTAGGGTTTGGTTCACCCTTGATGCGGTTCACAACCTACGACGGCATTACATTCCACCTTGGCTCAACCGAGTCCGGTACTGGAAAGTCACTGACGCTAGAGCTAGCGGCTTCAGTATGGGGGCACCCCACTAAATATAGGGTCAGCAAGTCGACCTCTGAAGTTGCCATGCAACAGCGGCAAGGGCTTCTGTACAGCCTGCCCTTGATCTCGGACGAGATCACCAACAAGAACCGCAAAGACTTTGAATGGCTCGCGGCGTTCATCTTTGACGTGTCTGAAGGGCAGGGTAAGGAGCGCATGGAGTCGGGCGCTAACAAGGAGCGGGAGAACACAACCTACTGGAAGTCGATGGCGCTTCTGTCCTCCAACACCCATGTAATGGACTACCTTACAGGCGCACGCAAACACTCCTCCGAGGGTGAGATCCGCCGGGTGCTTGAGCAGACCATGACCGATGTGATCCGTTGGGAGCCTGACGAGATCGAGACCCTGCAACTGCTGAAGTCCAACTACGGGGTGGCTGGTGGCATCTACGCTCAGTACTTGGTCGACAACTTTGAAGAGGTGCAACGAGTCGTATTAGAGACAACAAAAAATCTTAAAGCTAAACTTAATTTCAAAGATGACGAGCGCTATTGGCATGCTGGGTGCTCGGCACTTATTGCCGGGGCGATCCTCGCGGAGCGGGCTGGGATCGTGAAGTACCCCATCGAGCGCATCATTTCGGTACTGAAGAACATGGTCGACAAAGCACGGGATCTAGTGAAGTCCAACGTCCGCACAGCCGAGGACATCCTCAACTCCTACGTTCGGGAGTTCTACGGTAAATTCGTTGTGGTTAAGACTCTCGATGGGGCGCTTGCCGCTTCGATTGGGGAGCACGGCACGATTGACCAGACCATCACGAGGAGCGAGATCTTCGGGCGGGTGGAGCATGGCGTAACGCCGGGGCACGTTGACTTCTACATTGAGGAGCAACTGCTCAAAAAGCACTGCTCGGACAGAAGCTTTGGCTACTCAGACTTTAAGAAGCAGTTGGAGGCGGCGTACCACGTGACGTACAACAAGAAGGACTTGATGTCGAAAACGAAAGGGCCACCGATGCGGGTCAACGCTATGAAGATTTCTCGGAAAATTGAAGACGAAACTGTTTCCGTGGCATCGGATCAATAAGGGGCAGGGGTTCTTCATCCCCTGCCTCGACACCGAGAAGGTTAAAGCTGAAGGACTAAACGCCGCGCTTCACGCCCGCGTACTGAACGCCAAGGCTTTTATTGGAGTTCGCCACGGGAAGCTCGGAGTTCTGTTTGTCGTTTGATGTCGTTGAACGATGCCGCCAACCAAATCTTCATCTTGCGCAAGTCATCCAATTGTTTGCGTTTCTCTTCGCTAGTCATGGTTTTAGCACCACGGATTGAGCGCTCAGCGGCAGTCAACTCACCCATCTCCTGTCGGAACTGACCGGCAAACGAAGCCAAGCTGATGTTGTTAAGGTTCTCGTTCAAGTACTTCTCAGCCTCTCCTGGGTCTTCTATGA